GCGCGTGCTTGAGCAGCGGCCTGATTTGCCTGTTCGATGCGAGCGCGTTCAGCGGACAGCATTTCCATGATGCCACTTGGAACACTTGAGTAAGATAAATTAGGCATAACGAATTATTAACTGCCACCAAGTTTTTGTTTTGGCTTATACTGAAGCCAAGGGCTTATTGGCTTTGTGCTTGGTTGCACGGGGCTTGGCTGCACTGGAACAACGGGTGGCGTTGTGGATATAATGCCAGCGCCAGTTTCAGTAGGCACCACCATCGCTGACACTGGAGGCGTTGGCGTTCCGGCCAGTTCTGCCGCCCTGTTTGCAAATGCGCCGGTTATTATTCTGTCTTTTGCTGCACCTGCTTCCGCCTCAATCTGTTGCATCTTGTGATATTGCCCAAGTGCCGCTATATTGTAAGCCCGCACATCACCCCAAAATTGAGCCTTCTCGGCAGTGCCCATGTTTTTGTACACTTCACCACCTACTACCGTGTCGATGCCCTTTGTCATCTCTGGAGGAAGATAATCCCTCATTGTTTTGTAGAAACCCTCAGACGACTTCACTTGCGACGACATCTTCTTGTAGTCAGCTACTGCGCCTGCTGCTGCGGTGATCCCCCTGGCAATCCCTTCTCCCATCGCCTGCATGCCCTGCCCTTCGATCCGGCCCACGTTAGCGTAAGCGTCAGCAATGCCCTGGCCCATTAAGCTCATCGCTTGTGGTGCCGGTGTATTAAAAAGTTCACGAGGTTTTGCCATAAAATTTGGTTCTAGCTTCTAAACAAAGAGGACTGCCTTTCTCAAACCGCTGGCAGGCAAGCGGTCTATGCTCATAGATCTTACACGAAACTTCCTGCCCAACAATCCCCGAAAGCGCAATACAGCGAGTTCCAACGCACTTAAGCAGTGGCAAATCATCGCGGATGTATTCTTTGGGGATATTAACTGCATCGGATCTATCCTTTCGCAGAATCGGCCAACTGGCCTTGTGGCTGCAACACGCTCCGCACTTTTGGCAGTCCAGTTCGCATGTTACAGTAGTCAAATCGTGGTTCTTCGTGGAGGACATGCTCATGCAAATTCTCTACGTCGATCTTTAGCTTTGGGCAATGCACAAATGCAGATTCTCTGCGGTCAATGCAACGGAAACAGGCGTGAACGTAGTCACTGTTCATGTGCTTGTCTTCAAGCGGCATAACATCTTTGTTATACCTGTCACGATTGTAATTTACGTTATTTGATGTGATGTACAGTGAGATGTCTTCGTCAGTCCACTCGCGAAGCGGAAACCACATCTCTGTGCCAATTTCCAGCAACTTCATATCCAGCATTAAAGGGATTTTCCCCGTTAACGGATCATCGTCATTGCTTTTGTGGCCACAAAGCAGTACATCAAAGTCGTTCACAACATTTGCTTTTGGCCTGTTAAGCCACTCTTTTCCACACACCCAAGGCTTGGTTAAGTCTAAGGCTTCTGTGCCGCGCATGACTTTAAGCTGGCCTGTTCCTACTGAGTAAGTCTCACAAACGTCGATGCGACTTTTCCCGTGTATTAAAGAAATTGATGCCGGAACCCAGTCATGGACGGTTAGCTTAAGTTGTTCCTGCACCTCATGGTGGTGTTTGTACTTGTGTGACAAAAAAGGCAGTTTGAAGTGAATAACCTCAATCTCAGGCATGATCTTTAATGCAAGATCCAACAGTACGGTGGAGTCCTTGCCACCGCTCCAAAGCACAGCAGGCCGCTTGGCTCGCTTAAGAGCCTTTTTAATCATGTCTATTGCAGGGTTTATATTCATTACAAAATTGCTGCGCCACCAAGCATGCCACCCGCACTAAGCAACCCACCTCCAAGCGATCCCATCATGCCCATTTTCCCAGCACTTCTAGCTGCGTTAGCCTGAGCCATGCCAGCGGCGTACTGCATCTGTGCGTTGTACGCTCCGTAAATGCTTCCCATGCCAGTCTGTGATTCTGGGTTAAAGTACTGCGGACCAGCTTGCTGCTGTGCCATCATCGCGTTCTGTGCGGCTTGACCGCCAAACGACCCGGCGTACATAGGTTGCTGATAGAACGAGGTCAGCGCAGGAGCAGCCTGCTGTTGGAAGTAGCCACCCAAGCCCGTGCCAAGAGCCACAAGCTGCTGTTCTCGGGCCTGACGTGCGTTGTAGCGGTTAAGCACCTCGGCAAGGTTGGACTGTGCGCCCAGCGACGTTCCCCGAGCTGCGTAGCCTGCGCGTGTCTGCTGCTCGATTGCGCGTTGTTCTTGGGGCGAGATATTCGTTCCGTCAGCCTGTAAGCCGCCGAGCTTCTGTTCCGTGTATCGCTGAAGAGCCTGATTGATGCCGCCAACACCTTGAGCCTCTTGGAAGGCCTGTACATACCCCGGAGCACGCTCCTGCAAGCCGCGCAACTGCGCTGCCTGCTGAGACTTCATAAAGTCTTCCTCTAGTGCTGAGTAAGACGGCTGAAGCTGCTTGTAAAGTTGAATCTGGCTAGTAGCAGCCTGCTTTGCAATCTGATCCTGTAGGGTCTGATACTTAGGCTGGTATTGCGCCTCGCTGGCATACACCTGCGGAGCTAAATCAATCTGCGCCTGCAAAATAGACCGCATCGACTCCTGATAATTCGGAGCAGCAGGCGCTTGCACTGTGGTTGTTTTACTTCCGCCCATATAAAAGTCTTTCTAGCTTTTGAGGAGTGATCTGTGTGGCATGATCATGTCTCCATGCCCAAACTTGATTAATAGGTACTTTACGTTGAAAAAACTGGTTAAACATTTCACCAACGGCTTCAGACTCACTTGCCCACGCCATATGGATCGTCCAGATGCCATCCTGTTTACGCCACTTCCAGTTGAAGTCGCTAACGCCCGGATGTGTGGTTGAGACGCCTGTGATCTTGCCGTCACGCCTAGCAATATAAATGCTGTCATGCACACCATAGAAACTAAGATAGCCATCCACATCATCTCGGGATACCTGTCCCAAAAGTTGAATATGGTTGCGGCATTGTTCATAAAGCGTGTCTACAAGTTGTTCCCAGTCTTGGACTGTCATTAGGTTTTGATGATGAACATCAAGGCTACGTTGCGAGGGCGAGTTTCGGTGGTGCCGGTTGAACTTGTGGCAGACGTTGCAATTAAAGGTCTGTTAACTCCCAAGCCAGACGAGGGTCCAGTTCCAAAGGATTGAATAAGATTAATTCCATGCGTGTGCGGCTGGATGTCCTGCGCTTGAGCGGACAAGATCTGCCGAGGATAATCCACTGTAGTACGGTCGTTGCTCCATCCACGGACAAACTCACCTCGTAAATCGGGAAGGTTGGCGCCAAATAGCGCGGTAAGGTTGGGATAACCAGCGGTAGACTGTCCATTGCACTCAAGCCAGCCAGCAGGAACCGTGGACGTTCCCCACATAACAATCTGTCCCGGCAAGATAGACCCCCCTACTGTAGCATCCACATACCCTTTGCTGGCAGCGGTAGCTGCCGTAGACGGCGTGCTGTTCACTAGCACCAACGGCCCAGTCATCGTTCCGCCAGCAAGAGGCAAGAAAATAGACGCAAACAGATCTCTAATACTCTGAAGAGTGTACTTAAACAAAGACCCAGATCTTTCAGCGATTACATAGTCACTTTCTTCAGGAGTGCCTGTAGTCTGTGCAGAGATAGCTCCCGGCAACAAGATCGCGTTATCGACATGGTCATTCAGGTTCTCCGCAGTCACTTGGTTGGTGCCTACGGTAGGGTAATTGACGTATGTCGTTCCTTTTTGGATTTGTTGGCCGGGCATAAGTTACTCCTGAGAGATCATTGGTCTATTAGCTGCTATAGCATAAACAGCAACACTTTTCAAGGCTGGTCTTCCAACCACAAAATTAACCGTGCAAGCTATCGACGTTCCTCGGGCAGCGATACGGGGGCGCAAGGTCCCGTCTGAGGTGCCGCTAAAGCTGTACTCAAGGACAGTCTCGGTAGCATCTGGGTCGTAGGTAGTCGTGTCGAGTCGCACAAAGTCGTTTGCAACGTTGTTGAAGGTGAACTCGCCTCGGCTAAACCGTTTCTCCGAAGTCCCGCCAAAAGCGTACTCCCTAGTCTTCACGGACGCAGGAATGTGGACGAAGTTCTGTGTACTTGGGATCAGCGTAGACTCGGTGATCTGGCTGGACGCAGGGAACAGGTTGAAGGGCAGAACCGGCGTGGCATTGGACGTGTTAAACTCGTCACCCCCAGCCTGCTCCTCTGATAAGAACACGCCACCGTACTGGCCAGATCCCGCAAAGTTGGTGATGATCATCAATCGGCGTTGATTGATATACGCAGACAAGATCAAGTTATCTGAGAATAAGCCCGTAGGATAATAGTCGATCGACTCCCAGTTCTGGTTCAGCGTATTATATACAAGGATCTTGTCGTTTCTAGTCGCCGTGCCTGTGGGCATCGCAATGTAGAAGCGATTGTTATAATAAGTTGCTACCGAGTTTTGAACGGAATCAAAGTTAACGGTGTCAAAGAAGTCCGCAATCGGCTCGCTGAGGGGCAGCGTGTTGCCTAGCAGCTTCAGGTCAAGCTGGGGCGTAAGCATGTGTACGCCATTGGCAGACAGGAAAAACACAAATTGGCCTGCTGACACGATAGACTTTCTGGCCAAGCAACCAATCTCGGTCGTAACCACCGTTGTGCTGCTGTTAGCCCCCGGAGGTGAGTTAATATTAAAGCTATCCGTCTCTACGAAAACAACGTAGATGCTGTTGGTCATAAAGACCAAGAACTGGTCTTGCACCCATGGCAGCACACCTACAATCGAGTCATTCCCGCCTGTGTTAATAACAAAGTTGTTCAGCGTCGTGTCGCACTGCTCGCTTAAGATGTCGCTAACGAGCATCTGATAGTCGCCGTACTTAAGGATAAGCCGATTCTGAAAGTACAAGCCAAAGTCCGCGCAAGGCACAGACTGCGTGATCCCCGTCACCGTGCCGCCGTCTACAGTAAACTTCTGCTCTGCGTAAGTCACAGAGGCCAGCCCATCCTGCCACACAAGCGGCGGCAATCCACGGCGAGCTGTCCAGCCTGCTTGAGCAGTCCGAGCGGCGTAAGTCACGCCAGTGTTGTTTGTGTACTGGAAGGTAAATGTGTTCGTGCCAGTAACCGTGATGACATAGCTGCCAGTAACGGCCTGTCCTGCTGTATCTGAGCCGTCTGTGCGCCCGATAGTGACTTCATTGCCGGTCGAATAACCGTGCGCTAGAGTAGTCGTGATCGTGATCGTGCCAGTCGCGTTATCGGCAATATTTCCGTTGGACTCAGTAGCAACAAACGTCGTCTTGTCGTACTTGCCACGAAAGATGTACACTTTGTTCAGGGCCGTCACTACGTCACAGATGCCGCCCTCTTCAATTGTCCTGCCAGCAGGAAACATGTACGGCCCGATCAAGTCTTCAACGTCTTGCCCTTGAGCAGGCTTGTACAAGTACATCCTGTCCGTAAAGACCATCACGATGTTGTCGTGACCGTCAGCGTCAACGTACAGGCCAGAGCCAACCATCGTTAAACCGATAAGTTCAGTCTCGGTCAACCGCTTGGTGCCCTTACGGGGCTGGGCAATCCCACGTTGAAGTCGAGTGTTAAAGCTTGCTTGCAAGATGCCGGGCTGCAAGTTTGCGGGGTCAAGCCTACTGGCAAACCCCAGAAACATATCATCACCTTCAGCCTGTGCTTCTTGTGCCATTAGGAAATAAGCTTACTGAGCTTGTCTACAACCCGCTGGAGATCGTCGCGTAATTCAACCATACGCTCCATGTGACCCTCATCTTCGCCTTCTTCCTCGCCCTCGTACTCTTCCTCTTCGCCGTAACCGCACTCAGAACAAGTACCGTCGGACTCCATAGGAGACTCACATTCAGGACAGGAGCGGCTCTTGCCACCCATAGGGCCACCAAGGATGGCCAACATTGCATTCATTGACTTAGGCATAAGATTAGGCGATTAAGGATTTCTTGGCTTCCCTGCGAGCGCACAACTCAGCAAGAGAATAAGGAGTATCGTACTCAAAATGAGGCGCATCGTATAGCTTTTTGAATTTGCCGCCCCAACGCAACCTGTGTTTTTCACACAAGGTTGAGACGTGTTTATGCATAAGGTCAGCGAGCTTTGCGTCAGCGGGTGTGCTGCCATCCATGTACACTTTACCTTTGAACACGCCACAGTCGATGGCGAGTCCGAAGTTGTGCATGGATGATCCTGGCTTGGCATTGGTCACCTTTGGCCCCGGAGCCGTGCGTCCTTTAGCGTACAACGCCGCTTGTTCCTCGAACGTCCTAGTTCCACAGATGACCCTGTAGTCCAGTCCATTTTGGGCAACCAGCTCTTTGGCGTCCACGATGAACGCAATAAAGGCGTCCCTGACTTCAGGTAGCAGCGTCGCTATGAACTTGGCTGACCGTTCGTCAATCACAGTTTCTCGTTACGAATAACGTCGATGATACCAAAGATGGCCACGACACCTTGGGCGATTGCGCCACCGATGCCGGTGCTGTACAGCCCGATAGCCGTGCC